TAGCATCTCCAAGAAATCCAAGAACGTTGTCTTACCTGTGTGATTCTCTTTAGAAACCAAACACAAAACTGGAAGTATTTGCGTAGGCTTGGTGTAAAGTAGCTGAAGATAATCCAATCCCATTTCGTATTGGTCTCCAAATATGTGCTTCAACATTGATTCGATTGTATTCCATTCGGCTGCCATTGGTTCGTGAAGGAAAGGTTGAAATAAGTTAACTGATGAGTTAACTACTGGTTGATAATCGGTATAACTCGGAACGTTGCAGAACGACTTGAACTTGGGAATTTCCTTTAAGAATCCTTTTCCAAAATCATCTACAATGGTTTGCCTTGAACGTTTCTCAATATGATATGATACACCACCTTGCATATCTATATAGGGAACATTTTCATAATAATCATCACCTACGCGAATGAAACGATTTTCACCAAAAATATCCGATTTCGATCCAGTTTCGCTTCCATCATCGATTTGATTAATTAAGGTTTGAATTGATTTTCTTTGCGCTAATATTTCGTTTGTAACCGGATGTTGCCTACCATAATTAAAGCCATCATAAATTTGTTTCTTTGCAATGGTTACGTCATCCACAAACGGATTTTGCAATGCAGCGTCTTGCAATTTATCTACAATCTCAAATTCGTCAAGATTTGCAAATTGATTGCCTTCATACAAACCTCCAGCTAAAATTGCAATCTTGTTGAAATAATCCCATTTACCTTTTTCTTGGTTTTTTATCCTTGCACAAAGCGAATCAAGGATTGCATTGTTATCGGTAACAACCTTACCATTTATTATTTGCGTTTGACTCGCAAAAGGATTAGATTGCTTCAACTCGTATTTAATTGCATCGAGTTCGGTGTAATTAGAATTGTAATACAAATCCGGATCGTGTGTTAAGAAAAACGGCTGCGATAAAACACCTTGTCGTTCGTCCAGCTTGGCGTTCCATTCCGATTCCAGATACGGAACTATACATTGTTTATATATGTCGTAATGGTTTACAATCTCGTATGCGTTCTTTGGCAATGAAACAAATGCCTTGATTCCTTTCCCGGATGGAGAACGGAACGCAAGTATCACGAACTCGGATTTGATTATCTTCCCAAAGGTATCCGTTAAGTTCCAACCTTTGACCTGATCCTGTTCGTCTATATCAATGGCTGCAATCCAATTAAAACTCGATTCGATTAAACCTTGATTGTTCCGCTCGCGGAATTGACCGTGTGGAGTAATGTAAGGCAGCTTCGATTTCGCTTTCGTGTAGTTTTCTTTATCGCCTTTTGCTTTGTATTCTTGAGCGATTTGTACGGATTGCTTCAGCTCTTCATCGAACTTGATTAATCGAATTAAATCCGCTAACGTAATCGGATTCGGTTCTGGTGTGGTGTTGAATGATCCGTTTTTGAAAATAGAGAAGTACATATTAATTCGTTTTCATTGTTGATTAATTTATTTATCTATCCGGAATCCTAATTTTATCTGCTCAATACATTCTTGAAGCGCATTCGCTCGGATTTTATTCCCATCCGATTTGGCTTGTGTTTGCTTTTGGATTAAGTTCTCAACCACAACCATTGCTAATGCTTGTGCGTATTCGTGTGCGAATTGGATTGTTTGTTGTTCTGTTTGCATAATTGTTTCTTATTTAATGATTAATTAATTTCGATTGATAATAATCTTCAGCGAATTGTAGCTTCTGTTCGCGTTCCATTTCCTTTGCTTTTTTCAGCCACCGTTCGCGATACATTTTGATTATTGTATCGTCCAAATCCTTGCCTAATTCTTCTTTTAATAGCCAATCGTATAGTGATGCTAAATATTCTACTGCGGTCATATTGATTTAGTTTTGATTATGATTCGTATCACATAAGTAAGTTTTAACCTTACCCATTGGATACAAAACATAAATGGTTATTATTACAATTTTCCTAATTCTTCCCATACTTCTGCCCAATATTCAACGGTCAAATCGTCTTTAATTTCATTTCTATTACTTATCTTTTGATACGGAACTCTTCTTCCGACCTCGTATGTAAGTATCAACGCATTCTTAATGGCAATAGATGTGCATAGTATTTCATTGCCACAATCCGTATCCTCATCCATTAGAATCAATTTGAATTGTGTGACTAACTCTATCGCTTTTTCTTTTGGTGTCATAATTGATTGTTTTTGATTAATTAAATATGTTTATTTGATTAGTAACCGCATTATCTTTTTTCATCTTTTCTATTTGTCTATTTTTTAATTGAATAGATTTAAATTTTTGATATGCTTCCGATTTAGGTTGTGTTTGTCCAAGTCCTTTACAGTAATAATCATTTCGTAATATGCACCTTGCCATTCTTCTCCAACTTGGTACCCATTGTTTTACTTCTAAATTATGTGGTGCTTCATCTGGAATAATTTCATAACCTCTTTTTTTCCACCCTACAATAAATTTTTTAAATCTAACAACATAATTATCTCTTGTTACTTTTGGAAGTGTAGATAAAAGTAAATTTGTAAATTCTTGCCAGTTTAAATGGTCCGGTTTTTCTACAAATCTATTACCATTAATATTGCCACTTTCCTTTATGTATAAAGAACCCGAATTAACTCCGCTTACTCTATTTAATAATTTATACCAAGTATCTGGTTCAAGTATATGATATAACCATATTCCTTTTTTTTGATCATCACCATAAGGTTGACAAAGTCTTTGATCTCCAAGCGGAACTCCGGCTAAACTCATTTTAGAATATATAGGATTAGATGGCAAATTATTTTTGCCCAAATAAATCCAAATATCTTCAGTTTTCCAATCATACAAAGGATAACAATTATATAAATTCTTACTTAATTTAGTTGTCCATTTATAATTGTTTTTTGTTGCATTAACTTTATTACTAATAATTGCCCTATACCTGTGAAGAGATTCATCGCTTCTAATTCCAACAAAAGCACAAGTCAATTTATCTTGCGCATACCATTCACCAAATAAAACTATAAATTCTTCAAATTCCATTTTAGGATAATAAAATGGATATGTACTTAAATCTTTTGATTTGTGCGGCTTATCTCTTACCCAATTATGTTTTTCGGATTCATCCCAACAAATCCATTTTGGTTCAAAATTAGATAAAGCATTTCTTAATAATAACTCTGGACATACCCAATGTAACTCTATGTGAGTTTTATACATTTCAATACAATTATTGATATGTTTAATTGTATCTGTGTATTGAGCTTCTAAATCAACTATAAATAATCCAACTTTAACATTTCTTTTAATGGCTTCATTCATAACTAAATGAAGTAAGACAGTTGAATCTTTACCTCCACTAAATGATATGTAATGTTTTTCAAAAATATCAAATGATTTCTTTATTCTTATTTCCGCAGCTTTTAAAACCGATAAATTTATATAATTTTTCATATTAATATAATTCTACTTGTCTATTAATTAATAAGGCTTCATCTAAAGTAACTTTATTTAAACCTCTTTCAGTAAGCCAATTATTTAAAAATTCAAAAGCAACATTGTTAGCTGCTAATTTTTCTTCATCTGTTAAAAGTTGAAACCCAGATGAATAAATACAAGGTATTTTATATTTATAAGCTACTGATGCTTGTCCAAGAAAAGCTATTCTATTCATACTTTTATTAGTAAGATTATGTTCGCAACTTTTTGGACATTTAATACTTAATTCATTCATTGTTTCTTTAAACAGGTCTATATTTTGCAAAAATTGCTTGTATTTGTGTTCACATTGCAATTTGCTCCATTTTAAATGTGCATTCCCATAAAAATTATAATCAATTAATTCCCAATCTTGATATGGATGAAAAATTCTATCTTGATCTTTTTCGTTTGGTATTTTATGCAATTCAAAATCTTCCTCATTAACTTCACCTAAAAATTCTTCAAAGTCTTCCACATTGTCATCGTTTGAAACCCAAGCCTTATTAAAATCATTATCTTTAAATAGATTTTCTAAACCAGAAACTTGGCATAATCTTAATATTTCATCTTCATCCATTCCTAATTCTCTTGATATTCTTTTATTAGTCCAATTTCTATTTTTTAATTCCATAACAATTTCAGACATAGCAGAAACTTGATGTTTACCTCTTGCTCTATTATGCCTAATTGTTGAAGCCATACGGCTATTTATATCGCTTACTTCTGGTCTAATTATTACTGTTGGTAAAAAACCTTTGATCCTATCTTTTACTATTAAACTTTCCTTTCCTACTCTATTTCTATGGAATCCATCAATTACAGTTATTTTATCATTGTCCGGAAATGTTACTATTGGTTGAGTATATCCATCATTTATTATTGAAACTTCTAATAATTGCATTTCCGGTGGAGCAACTTTATTTGGATTATAATCATTTGCAATAACATCTTCATTATAAACCCATTTTACATAATCTACTGGCTCATTCTTAAATGGAGATACATTGTGTATAATTTCTCTTATTTCATTAATTAAATCAACTTTTTCGGTTATTGATTTTTCATTAATTAAATCGACAATTTCTTTTAAAGATAGGTTTTGATTAATGTTTTTCATTTTCTTATTTTTTTAATTCATTAATTCTTTGGTCTATTTCATTCTCGTAAGTAAAATAATTTGATTTCATTGTATTTAATACCTTTTCATCTCTTTCTACTCTTTGTATTTGAATTTTTTTCAAATTAAAATCTGGATTATACACAACATAATCACACCATTTTCTATCAGATAATAATAATCCCCATTGCATTTGTGCATAATAATTTTTTGGGATTTCTTTTTCGCATATACTTCTAATGTATTCAACGTGTAAAGGACATTTAATTTCTAACATACCTTCTTCTCCTATTAAACCATCTGGACTATACCCGGCATACTTAAAATCTGTATTTATGATATATCCGCATTGATTTACTTTGTTGAAAGATGTAACCTCATATTCATCACGCGCAAATGGTTCTAAATCAGTACCTCTTTGCATAGCTTCACTTATAAAATCATTATCAAGTGTTTCATTCATAATTAATTCATAAATTTTTTTATGCATTAATTTCCAAACACTTACTCCAAGACCAGATGCAGATTTACCCTTTACAGACAATGGTTCTGATTCTGAACCACCAACTCTGCCAATTCTTATGTCAAGCCATTTTTGCGTTCCTTGCTCAATGTCATAGTAATATTTTATTTTACTCATTTGCATACGTTTTAATTCCTGTTTCGATTTCTGCGTCAGTCAGGAATATGTTAGTTAATATTTCATTGTATTTCGCTCTGGTTTCTTTTGATCTATCTTCGTTAAACCTTCCGATATAATGCTTCGCTCCGGCTTTTTTTAACCCCATTGATTCGGCAAAAACGGATATGGAAACGTTAAAATAATTGTTCATAAAAAAACAGTACCAGCTCCGGCAGTTAATAATCGAATCCGGCTTGTTGTATGCCGATTGGATTGTTAACCATTCATTTCGATGTATTCCGTAGGTTCTTTCAATTCCGGTTACCAATATCTCTTTAATGATGTTATACATCGCATTGTATTTGTCGATATTAGTCGAATTGATGAAGATGTAATCCATATTCGAATACTTTCGTAATTTCCTCCGCATCTGATTTAAATGCAGAGATTCACTTTGTCTGCTTGTCATTCCAAAATTGTTTTTTAGTTTTTGATTTAATAAATCCTTCGCATTCGCGAAGATGTTTGTAATTAAGTTCCGCGTAATTATACATCTTAACCTTTTGAAGATTATCCCACATCCAATCCTTCATTAGCTTATTATTAGGAAATGCTTCGATAATGGATGTATGGAAGGGAAACTTTCTTATTGCCTTATTTTTCTCGTTCCAGAACTCTTTAATGTGCCAATCGATTTTGTCTTCCGATTTAATTACGTCCATTATATTTCGTTTCATCCATATTACGAATGTATCGCTAAAATTCAATGGCAATAAATGGCTCATTGCCGGAGCGTGAATAACCATTTTTTGGTTCAATTTCAAAATGTCATTAAACGCATTTTCATCGTGTACCTTGTATTCATCTTCATCCACAAACCTATACCTTAATATCTTCGCAATCGATTTGGCAGCGAACGTAGTTCCGGAACGTTGCGGACCGGTTACAATAATTTTTTGATACGTTCCGCATTGTTCGATTATGTCTTGAAATTTAGTCATCTCTAAATAATTTTTTAGGCTTGAAGCAAAATGGAACGCTGCGAATCGTTCAATACGAAATTCGCAACCGCATCTTCCAAGTTATATGAACCATCCGCTACGGCTTTGACTAATTTCTTAAAATCGTCATCGGATAATTTCCTTTTCGATTTCGGTTTAGGCGGAACGGTTCGAACGCGAATCGCTTCGACCAATTCTCCGAACGCTTTTACATTCGATATGTACAACGCGATTTGTTTTCCTTTCCAATCTTCTATGTAATTGGATCCGGCTACTTTCGCGATTGCCTTCGCATTGGTTTTGTTTACAATCAAAGGTTTCTGGTCCTTTAAATGTGCGACAAGGCATTCTTCATTTCTGCCATCGGCATTCATTACGGATTCGGTTTTTACCTCGGTAATTTCCACAACCAAATCTTCATTCGGCTCTAGCGCGTACGCACCAAGGTAGTTAGGATTCATTGTCTTTTTCCAATGTGTTTTCATCTTAATAGATTTAGTTAATAATTTCGTTCGGTTACAAATCTAAACAAAAT